TTCAAACGTTCTTTTGGCTGATGAATTCTTGGAAATCTGATCCGTCAGAAGTAAATGTAACGTTCTTGGAGATTCCTTGAATGAGAGGTATTACCATCTTTAGGGCATTATCGTTGAATTTCTGTTCTGTAAGAAGAAGACTTGCAGCCTTTGGATTCGAGTAGAGGACGACTTCTCCCTCTGAAGTTGTATCCAATGCTTTGAATTCTGAATATGGAGGAACTTCGATCAACCAGTTTCCGGCCAATACTTCAGATGAAGTGAAGGATGTACCCGATAGAGTTTCTTCCAGATCTAGAGCCAATTCGATATTGGCGGTAGCAGATCTGAATCCCTGAGGAAAATATCCTACCAATTCAGACAAACGGTTAACAGATTCATAGAGTTCTGCGGTGCCGATAAAGCCTTCGTTGGCTGCTGCGTTTACGTAGAATGAGAGAAGCGATGACGTATAAGCCATCAACTCCAGGAGGGTCGCTATGTGAGATCCTTCAAAATCAGCATCAGTGAAGGTTTCCTTGGTAGAAAGGAAATCCTTTAGATCTGCAAGGAGTTCATCAAAGTTGATATTTTGATAATTAATCTTTACGGCCATCGGGATTCCTTCTTATCTTCTCAATGTAATATTCAAGGTTTGCGTCGACCCGACGAATCCCTTGATCGAGAAAGCTATTATAATATTATATGTGTGAAAATCATCTTCCGAGATTAATTTGACTCCCTGGAGAATTACTCTTGGTTCCCATCTTCTTATAGCAGTCGATACCGCGTCGTTTAACCGATCTTCAGTCGTGTCATCCATCGGCTCGAATAAAAGTTCCCATAGATTAGATCCGAATTCGGGTCTCATCACTCTTTCACCTGGGCGCGTTGTGAGGATCGATATAATGGATTGCCGAACTGCATTGAAATCAGTCACAGTTTCTACATCGCCAGATATATCCAACTTGGGAGTGAAAGATAAGTCTTTATAAGAAAAATCCTTTAGTTTCTTAGCCATTATTCTCTTCCTGAGCGTCCATCATTTCCTTGAAACTGACTGATTCATCCAATCCTAGGGCTCTTTTGACTACGCCTACTGCGAATGCAAACATCCGATCGCCTTCCAAACCCTTCTCGCGAGCCAGTTCCTTGCCCTTTTTGAAGATCTCTTCGACTTTGGCAACAGATTTTCCTGACTTTTTAGCAAAAGCTTCTATCTGTGGTGATGGCATTCCCTGTCTCCTGACTGATTATTTATAACGATTATTGCGCAAAAACTGTACCAGTTGCAGTTATGATCGTGTCGATCTGTCCCGAAAGCTGACATATTCCTATATCTCCAAGCCTACACGCCTGTCTAGATTCGGTGAAGACGTTCGGGGATCCTGTTACAAGAATAGTCGTCCCGCATTCTCCTACCGCTATATCCTGAACTCTGGCATGTCCTCTCGACTCTGCAAAGACAGTATTAGAACCGATTATAGTAGCATAGTTGACGATCACGTCGTCTCCCACGACATGAATACCAAACGCAATATCACCAGTTCCTGCTATTTGAGCCATTATAATCCGTTCTCATTGATCCTGAAGATGAAGTTCGTCTTTGTGAATTTCCTAGCAGCTATTGCTCCCTTGGTGCTATCGTCAAGCAGCGGTAAACTGACTTCTGGCAGCCCTAGGAGAGATTCTATTTGAAATCTGGATCCTACCCCGAAAAACTCTTCTTTGAGAAAGTTCCTGACCATATTCTCTCTAAGATAATTCGTCGTATCCCATATATCTATATTATTGCGACCGGCATCCGTAATCTCTCCGCTTGTCACCCTCGTCTCAGTTTGAGAAACTGTCGCTGAATTCACTGTTATCGTGGGACCGACCCCTATGTCTACATCGACGAAAGTCTCCACGTCAACCCGGATTAACTGAGACTGATCCGCAAAAGCTTCTCGATCTTCGAATTCCGGCGGTGGAAGATCGATTGTCCAGTCCCAGTTGGGAATAAAGGGTCCGGTCAAGGATGACGTCTGCATCCCACCTGTCAATACTGGGGTATCTCCGATCCTGAACGACCTACCCTGGTTCAAACCTTTGTCTACTAGATCACCAGAAGTAGGGAATTGTAAGGTATTCGGATTTCTCCAATACTCGAATATATATCCCTCTGCTGGTTTTGTTGGATCTCCTGATACAGATACAAAGTTATTTCCTCGGAACGTAGGATTGTTCTTGTCGGTCGCATCAAGATCTATTGTATCTCTAACATGAGGAATATGTATTCCGTAGAAAAACTCATTATGTGTCGTCTTTATATTCGTCGGTGCAAACCCGGTCACAACCGTACTGGTCGCGCTGGTTATAGCTCCGAATGTGTTCTGATAAACGTCATTATATTCTACCCACAGCCCAGATAGAGCTTCATTCATCGTACTTACGGATGTATTGTCTGGTGGAAGAGCAAACTCTTCTGCAGTATCTGATGCATCAGTCTTTAACTCGCACGGAAGCTTGACTCCGTTCAAAGATCTAATTCCTCCGAGAACGTCGTTATCTATCGGAGAAGATATTATATCGCTAGTTATTCTTCGTGGATCCGCCAAAAATTCGGCCGATGTCGGAACCGTTTTTATTTTCTGATATATTGCATCAAAGCGAGCCGAAGACATTTTGGTAGGTCTTCTCGACTGCGGAATCTGAAATAATTTCAATCCTCTCTTGACCGAGTTAGCAGCCAAATCGATCCTCTGCTCTACAAGAGTATCGAAATCGGGTTCTCCCGGATTTAATGTTCCTTCTTTCGTCCTGACGTATCTATCCAGGAAAACCAATTCATTCTGTAATTCGCTCCAATGATCTCCGTTGCTTGCATATGAATCAACTTCGAGATATAATTTTGTCTCTCTCTGAACTGGATTGGTACAGGAAGTGTTCAGTATTTCAGTTACCGTGAACGTTCTTCGGCCGTCACCGACAGGAAGAGCATCTATAACTGCCTGCGTTGTCTCACCCATCTCCCGAGTATCAAAAGGATCAGGCGATCCATCCAAAACCTTCAATTTCATGAACAGGATTTCTTTATGAACGTCGTCTGAATAATCATAAAATAATAGTTCATTTATGATGTAGTCAGCCGTGTCGTTTATCTTTATTCCGCGAGCTGAAACTCCCCGAAAGAAATCTTCATTATTCGGAGTAACCGACTTGTGATTAGGATTATCGATATCAAATTGCATATTAGTTATGGTTGATCACAGAAGCATTGGTGTTGTGTTGTCCGCTCGCCGTCATGGTTATGTTTCCACCTGCTGTAAAATCCATGTCTCCATCTGAATCAAATGTCATCTGGACCGCCTGGACATCAATCGACCCATCAGAATTAATTCTCATCGTCGCGCCTGACGGGTGAGTATAACTCATAGTACTTGCTTCTGAATCTACTTCGAATTTCTGTCCATCTTTGAACGAGATAGTCGTTTTATCAGTATTCCCGCCTTCTGGCCAATCTGCCTTATCTGGGGCAGCTGCAAAATAGACGGGTAGATTGTGGTTCGTAGCATCGAAGAATACCCATACGTTAGAATCTACAGCAGGTACTGAAAAATATCCAGCAGTATTTCCTTCTAAGACTGACATCGCAGGATAAGCCCAGGGTAAAGTATTCGTCGGGACCTCGTTAGGATCCTGTGAATGAACCCCAAAGACCCGAACTCGGACTCGACCTGCAGCTTCAGTATCTTTGACATCCTCGACCTTGGCTCTATAGATACCGAAGAATCCCCGTTCTTTTATAAAATCGATACCGGAGGCTCTCATATTACGCCTTTAATTCAGGATTCGGTTTATTGAAATAACTATCACGAATCAATCTATATCTCTGTCTATACGGAATATCACTAGACCACAGATGCGTGATATCTTGAACCACCCAGACTCCGTCCATTTCTCTCGTCCGTTCCAATTCGTCTTTACGACCGAATTTCCGGGATCTCTGTATTTCTATTACATTTCCAGCCGTTATCTGTAGTACCCCGTTTACATCGACTTCCATATGCAATTGGGAATTGATAGCAGAAGATACCTTCGTGTCTTGAACTGCCTTCAAGAATAGTGGATCTCCCCACCCCTTATAAATGAATTCACCGAATCTATCGTCGATCGAATCTCCGTATAATTTGTGACTTCCTTTTATATCTCTAGATGCTTCGCTGAACGTCTGTCCTTCCGATACATATTTACCTTTTACCCAATTATATCCTGCAGCAGTAGTCCCGCCCAGACCGGCACGGAAGTATTCTTTTCTTATATTGTCTGAGTGGTAATCTATTATTACTTGTTCTTCTCTTTTCGTGTCAGAATCTCTGACGAAGAACTTCAATTTAGGAGATTGATTATATAGATCGGCCAGAGACTTGAAATTCAATATATTGAAGGTGTTGTGCCAAGTGAAAAAATTCCCTCTATTATCTGAATTAAGGGCGATTTCCTCTAAAAAATCAAAAGTTGTCAACAGATCCCAATATGGAACACAGAAGGATTCGATTTTCCCCTGCGTCGGATTTATATCAATCTTTTCCGTCTTCAAAAAGTTGAGATTCAGATCCTTGACTATGCTGGACACCGTCTGGTTCGCATATCCTCTCGAGATCTTCTTTCCTATAACGTTCCTCCAAACAGGATATTGAGCTAAAGATATAAAGACCTGGGTACGCTTTCCATCTGGCCCTGAGATTGAATCAGTTTCGATATGCAATATTTCGAATTTCAATACCTTGGCCTGGACATCTGCCATCGACCGGACTTTGGCTTCTATTATCTCATTTCCATCCAAAGGAAATTTATTAGTAAAATCGAGCTTATCTGAAAGAATGAGTTCTGCGAATATCGCGATTCTCTGTATACTTTCAGATATCCTGAACCGACTCACCATCGTAGGAGGAATCAAGAAAGGTTCCCCGAATCCGTCCTTTATAATTCTGATCTCTGGGATTTCTTTGAGCCAAGTACCGAAAGGCTTGGCGCCTTCCTTGTCGCTTTTACTGATTACGACATTTTTCTTGTCGGAAGATCCAGTCAATTGAACATCTTCAACGAAGGGTCTTGGGGCGTTGCTTGGCGTTCGAGATATAGATCTAAACGAATCAAAAACTTCAGGCATTTACTGGTCCAATCTATTCTTTTCTATCCGAAATAATACCTCATCGACGACGCTTCCTTTCAAGACTCGGATTCTTGTATTGACTACAAGTTCTTCAAATGGATCTTGCGCCTCGTTTGTTACCATGACTAACCACCAAAGATCTGCCGTTCCATAGACGTTGTTAGAGATACTTTCCCATGTATCTTTTTGTTGGACGTGATATACATCGATGTTGTCGAGGTTGTTTAGAAAATCTCCTTTAACAGTTAGCGAATTAAAGATATTTGATATATCAGTATTCTGCGTGGCAGACAAAGGATATTCTGCTATATGAAACAGATTTGCCCATGAATCGGTTGGAATTATTCTCGTATCTCTCTTTGAAGTAAAAATCTTATTCATTAAGGTACCAATCCTTTCAGGTAGGCTCCAATGACGTTGCCCCCTCTCAAAGTAGTCAATCCTTCCTTAATAGGTCCTGATGTATCATTAATACTCAACCCTAAAGCCTGAAGACCGCCCCACTGTTCGAATAGATTGGATGCTTCAGGGAAGCCAGAATCAGCAAGAGGCTTGGCTATATTTAGACCTGTAGCGACTATGTCTCCGAATACTTCATTCTCATCGAAGAAGTCGTCGAAACTTTGCTGAAATTCTGTAACGCTTGACCAACCGAAGAATGATAATTTGTTGTCATCTCCGAAAAGACTGTTAGTTTTGTTATCTAATGAAGTCAAATTTCCAGAAGAACCACTCATTAAATCTTGCTGAGCTTGAAGAGCAGTTTTCTCTATTCCACTAGGCATTAAATCTATAGTACTTTGGGAAGTTACGATTCCTGAAGCTATATCTGCTGTATCCGATGTGTTGGAAATCAAAGCTGCCGCTGTATCTTCAGAATTAATGAAATTCTGATTCGCTATAAGGTCATCTTTAGGACCGCCAGCAAAATCAATTATTGCAGATCTAGGATTATCTTCTTGAATATTGGATGCTAGAGAATCCACAAAAGTTCCAGTCTTTCTGTTCAAATTACTGATTATTTCAGCTCTTTTGAAGAAGCTTCCTTCAATCTGACGAGCAGATACGAATCTCAGGCTAACTTGTGCTTTTGAAGGTAGTCCATTGATATAGGGCCCTCTCCAGTTGATATTACACTCGACACACGTCATATTGTCATAAATTGCCCACCAGTTCTTGTTTCTCGGATTTCCTACAGATAGCTTCCAACGAGGAGGTGCTTTCAAAGTAGCAATTCGCGCACCCAAGCTTTTGTTTGCGTTCTGAAGAAATTCTGCACCCTTCTTTACGGCAGGACCGAATGCCTTAAACGTCGCGCTATCCCCGAAATTAGCTCCGGCCGCATCCAGGTCCAAAGATTCTGATCCGACGTGTCCGTACATTAGATCTCTTATATATGTAGCAGGTTCAATAACTTCTTTAATCGGATCTTCCATAGCAACCAGATGTGTAGTAAACCCAGTAGCGAATGTCCCTGAACCAGTATATACTGAGTTGATTGTCATTAGGAATGCTGAAGGTGGTTTGTTTCCCTGGGCACCAGCTGCAGCAAAAAAGATCGGAAGAGATTCTAATCCGAATGCTGCCAGAGCTCCTCCGCCGATTCCTGCGCCTGGAATCTTAGAAACCAATCCGCTAACTGCTAGCTTGGCCAATTGCTTGATGTTGTCATCTGCGTCCAACCAAGTATGCTGATGGGCTTCGATAATATCATCACCAGGACTGAAGAAGAATAAAGATTCTCCTGCCTTCAGGTTATCTCCCGTATTCAATGGTCCGTCGGTTCCTGCCGTCAATTTATAGAATATCCCTGAACCTTCTACGACGCCAGGATAAGTCTTCAATCCGGAGGAGCCCTTTCTTATGAAGGTTTCCTTTGAAAGAAGATTACTTGCAGATCGTCTTGGGACTTCCTTGTTGTTCAACGCACTAAGAGGCCCGGCTGCGCCGAGAGGATTTCCTTCAGTCTTGATCTGTGGTAATGACTTTCTTGCTACCATCTATAAGTCTCCGATTATTTAGATGTCATATTAGCTTGAGTAGACAAACCATGACCGGTTTCAAAATTCATTAAATCCTGTCGAGGACCGCCTCTGCCAGCTTCTTGTGGTTGTGCTGGTACCGGAAGAAATTGTCCTCTATCACCTACTCCGACTGAAGCTTCTTGTTCTTTTCTTTTCATTTTGGCTTTATTTATCGCAGCATCAGCTCTGGCCAGAGATTCCGAAATCTTCTTCTGTTCCGTCAATATAATACTTATCGGCTGATCAGCGAATTTTCCTAACGTTTTCTTTGCAGCGACGCTTCTTTCAAGTCTCGCTTGGAATTCCCCGACTGTTTCTTCATCACCGAATTCTTTCCTTCTCTTGAAAGCTTCCAGACGGATATCTCTGAATTCCTTTTCAGTTAATTTAACTCCTGCACCACTTTTTATAGCTATTCTTCTAAGTCTCAGTTGTTCTGATGAGGGTCTTTCCAAACTACCAGCAGCTTCTTTGCTCAATACTCTATTAATTTCTTCCAAAGGAATTTTCTCTCCAGCTGAGATTCTTTTTTTGAGAGCCTGTACTTCCTGACTTGCTTGTCTCCTTTGTTCTTTGGTGAGGAATTCTATTCCTAAAGATTCTGCTTTGGTTTTTCTCGCTGCTTCTCTGATAGGACGTTCTTTTTCTGCTCTTTCGAATCGTTCTCGATCTATTCTTACCAATTCGTCTATTATCTCTCCTCTGGTGAATAGCTGTTTCTTTGTAGCGAATCCCTTTTCGGCAGCTTTTTGAAATCTCTTTTCTATCGCAGCTTCTACTCCGATCCTTTTAACTAATTCAGATTTTCCAGTTTTAGCAAGACTCATAACCTGTGAAGTTATAAGCTGTCTGGTTTCTTTTTCAGTTAATTGAAATCCGGAAGATCTCTTTATCTCTAAGATTTCACCCTGGATAGCTTCGGGAGTCGCTGGCTGTCCTCTTGCAGATAGAGCATTTCTAGCTACTTCTTCCAATCTTTTATCTGCTACTCCACGAAATCTACCGCCGGTAGATACTTCTTTCTTTATGTCTTTAAGAAGTCTACCGCTTTCAGCACGGGCAGCTGCCCGTTGCTTTCTATCGAGTATAGTGACCCCTAAACGTCTAAGTCTAAATTCTTCTGCAGCTATTTCTTTTTCTTGACGAGCTATTGCCTCTTCAGTTTTGGCTCTTTCTTCTCTAGCATCTAGTATTCGATCCACCAAAGAAGCGGCCTGACCAATCCTTTTGGGATTCAATCCGAATAAAATCAACCCTAATGGTCCTCGGCGTTTGGCTGATGCAAGGTCGTCTTGGATCTGTTTATTCGTATTTTGAAATCCCTCAATTATCTTGTCTGCTACAAGAAGAAGAGCTGCAAGTTTAGCAAACAAAGCTCCAGAACCACCAGCACCACCGGCGACTGCACCAGTTTTAGTAGATTTAGATAATTCTTGGTTTCTTGCTTCCTCTAATTTTCTAAGTCTTTCTGCTTCCTTCTCAGCACGATCTGCTCGTTTAGCTTGTTCTTCTTGCTTCTTAAAGATCTTTTTCTGGATATCTACAAGTTCGCCAACACCTTCGTTTAGCTTGCGGTTCCTCTCTCGATCTTCGTTTATCGATTCGACTAATTTTTGAAATTCGCGACTATCTGCCATTTAAGACATCTCCGCTTCTTCTTTCATCTTCTGTAATTTCAGCTGAATAAATAGATCAGCTTCATAAAAAGGCATCGATTCTATCGATATATATTGCTGACCGAGTTTATCCATCAAGAAAAAATCCATATAGATTAAATCAACCATGGATACGTCGGTCATCATTCGATAAAAAAATCAAGAATATCGACCGCCTTATCTTTGAATTCTGATCCGCATTCTTGATCTGTACACTTGAGATCTACATATATCTGAATCCCAAAATTCATTTCATCGATCGTCTTTGAAAAATCTTCTTTGGCTTCATAAGATAAAGCTTCAAATACTTCTAGCTTTTCTTCCAGAAGAAGGTCTTCGTGGATCGTTTCTTCATGTTTGATCTTGTCGATATATGAAGCCAATTGTAAGAATATCAAGTCGTATTGGGATTTTTCCTCGTCTTTGCGATATCTAGCTATATTATACGCATCTCTACGACGAGGCGGCATTAAGTATAATGTAGTTTTTTCGTTTACCTTGAACTCGAATTTTTCATCTGTTCTTTTATGTTTCTTGAGATCTTTAAGATCTATTTGAAATTTGATAGGGTTTCTGCATTTGTTGCAGGTAGTATTGAGCTCTAAGATATTCCCTTTGGATACGCTCCTTAATTCGGTAAACAGATAAAGCCAATCGTCTGCGAAAAGTGACATCGGATCGAAATCGACAGGTTCGATTACGCAGGATTTTAGAACCATGTCGAATGCTTCGTCGATCTGTAGGTAAGTTTCGATCTTCTTTTCTTCATCGAGATTATAGAGATCTATCCCCTCCATAGATTTCACTAGAACCTTGTAATCTCCGATAGTTAACGGACGGATTTTTATCGTTTTTCCTATGTCTCCAAGGAGTTCGACCGAATGGTGGGCCGCGCTGGCGACGATAGAAGAACCTAACATACTACTTCTTTCAGACATACAATAAACCTCCTAATATAGTCATCTCAAAATCTATTTATAACAAAAAAAATGCCGATTCTGAAAAGGGAATCGGCATTTCTTAAAGAAAAAATACTTTTTATATCTTCAACTGAGCTTCAGGGCGAGTCCAGAAGGAGTATGTGAAGGTCACGTCGAACGTCTCCAAGGTGTCCTTGGATTCGTGACTAAGCTCGACCGGCCCAACTACGGACGGCCACGCCAGGTTAAGCGTGTATTCTGCCAGAACATCACCGTTTTCATTTAGTTGTTCAACGAATACACTGGATAGATAGTTAGAAGGAGCCTTGTAAAGCTGATCTCCGAGGTTGCTTACGGAAAAGACTTCATTCGACCACCTTTCCATCGAGTTCCTGATCTTGTATGCATCATCCACGAGAAATGTAGCGGTCCAGTCGTCAAATACCGGGTTACCAGCTAATTTGAGATCCAACCCGAAGAAAGGAACCGGAATCGTACCGATAGTTCTTGCTGGAATCGATGCTGCCCGAACAGTCAAGCTAGCAAAAGATGTATTTTCTCGCCCGGCCCCGCCGAAGATAGAGGTAAGTATGTTGGCATCGGAACCAAACCTGACGTTGAACAGGAATGGTTTGGCAACTCCACCGATCCTCTGTCTTAATTCACTAATATTAAAAGGTAGTGCCATTTTATCTCCTTAGAATCGTTATGCGTTTCTATTTATAACGATTAAACTGCGATTAGCTCTTCAAAACTCTGCCCGGTCCTGGTACTGAAGAAGTTCAGGTTGATGAACTCCGCGGAGCGGGTTGGCTTTATGAAGATATCGGCGACAAATCCATTCGCATCGATGACTTCAGAAGTATTGTTTGTCTCGTCGATGACGACTTTGAAGTCGAATATTCCACGCTTATTTGTTACCTCGACGAGGAACGGTTCGATCATACCCTTGAAGATATTTCGAGTGAACGTGTCGTTGATCTCGAATATAATCTGCTCTGCCAGAGTTGCGATCGTCTTTTCAAGAACGATAAACAGCCGGCGGACGTTGACTCGGTTGAAGCTAGAAGACTTATTCAAAAGAGTCTTCTGTCCCCAGACGACTGCCGCTCCACCGCCACGGAAGTTAACTATCGGGTTAATTCTGTGAGTATAAAGCATGTCGCGGTCTGCCAACTCGGTCTCGAGCTTCAGTTTCTTGATACCGTTAATAACACCTCGGTTTAGACCTGCAGGAGGAATCCATGCATCAGTGGTGAAGTCAGTTAGAGCTAATACACCTGCGACGAATCCTGATGCTGGAACAACACGGTCACGATCTCCAAACTTGTCGAAGATAGTGAAGTGGTTGGCGTACAGAGCCGCGTAAGACGAGTCAATTCCGAGAGTGTTATCTGCATAGTCGACGATATTGTCCACCGTCTTAGTCTTGCTGGTATCGCTATATTGCGCGAGTGGAACGTCGAGGAGCGCCATTGCGTCTCTACGGTCCTCACAGATGGTTACCAGCAACTGCTTGATAGTGGTCGAACTGTCTGCATCGACTAAGATATTGACGTCAACTAATTCTGGATTTCTGTAAAGTTCCCAAGCGAACGTACGGTCCGAATCGGTCGGGGTAACTTCAGAACCGCCTGCCATCTGGGTAGCCAGAAGAGTTTTAGGTGCGGTAGTGATCGAGGTATCGAGTCTAGTTCTTACCAAGCTTGAATTTCTGTTGACCCGCTCCTGGACGTACATGTTTCTACCGTCTCCGTCCTTTTTTGTCGGGGTGACAGATACCAAGTATTTCTCTTCGACGACGAATAGATCTGCGTCAGAGTCGTTTTCCTTGGCGTTGGAAAGAACAAATAATCCGAACTCATCGTCAGTCAGAGGACCAACTTCGAGATCAATTAGATATTCGTGACCTTCGAATCCGCCAGAGCTTACTGGAAGAGCGAAAAGGGCCCGGCCGCTTACAGGATTATTCAGTGTCGCGTAATCGTCCTTATCGACTATCGCGATGTAGAAATCATCATAGAAAGTACCTGGACCGAGGGCAACGACATCCATATCGGATGCGTTAGTGATGGTGTCTACGTCGTCCGGATCATATCCAGGAGAACCGCTTCCTGGGATCAATATAGTTTCTCCGTCGCCGGCGATGCCAGAAACGTGAGTTGTTGTTGAAGCGATGTCCAAGTGAACTGTAGATGCTTTGGATCCATCGCCTGCCACGCGGGTGTAAAAAAGATTGGACCCCTGGGTCAGATAACCCACACCAGAGTAGAATTCTTTGAAGTTATTGTCGTCAGGTGCACCGAAATTTTCAACCAAGCGATTGTCGTTGACGTTAAGAACTCTCTTGAACGCTGGACCTTTCTTTGCCCTTCCGACCACCGCGGCGATCGAAGTAGCAATGGCCGGGACCACGCCTGATAAATCAGTTTCAGTGACTTTTACTGACGGAGAGACGCTAAAAGCAACCATTTATCTATCT